ATGTGGGATTAGGTGACATTCCTCTTGCCGATGCCGCGGTAGGTAGAAACGCCGTAGGCGAACTCGTCGCGGACCTTGATGGGCATGGTGTCGTTGCTGAACATCAGGCCGGCGGTTTCATTGACCACGCTGAATAATTCGGGCATGGGATGCGTGCTGCCGCCGGGGTTTTGCGAGTAGCTCATTTGGATGATGGGTTGGATGTTGGGATCGACCAGGTAGGCCCAATCGTTGGCGTCGGTGAAGGAGGGGACGGCCAGGGGCACGGGCCGGGGATCTCCCGGCCGGGACTCGCCAAAAGGATTGACGTTGTTGTCGCCGGTTCCTGGTTTTCCACCCGGGCCGGCGCCGTAGCCGAAGATCTCCAGTGCCGAATCGTAGAGATCGGCCGGGCCCAGCCAGAACTTAGGCCAGAAGCCGAGCCGCTTGGAGCTGCCGGCCTCGGTCAGTTTGTAACACTCCAGCCGGGCGGCCGACCAGGCGGCGTAGCTGAAAGCGGTGGTGAGCAGGTTGGCATGGCTGGCGGTGTGGAAGAGGGCTACGCTGTCATCGTCCAGCGTCGGGCCGGCGCCGGAGTTGCTGGTGAAGAGGCCGGCGATCAGGGCCTCGCGGGTACGAACGGCGGAGACGGCTAACGCTTTGGGGACTGCCTGAATTCTGGCTATTTCGGAGTTACGGAGCATTTTGCGGGTGATGCCCACGTAAGCGCCGTACTTGACGAAAGAGTCGGCCTCTTTGGTGTCGGCTACGGTGGCTTCGGTGTAGGCGGCGCCTTCGGCCACGACCGGCAGATTGGCGATGCCGCCAAAGCTGATCCAGGCCATGTCCTGCAGGCTGCCGTCGTTGGGCTGGACCACCGTGACCAGCTCGTACCAGCGATAACTAGCCATTGTGTCCCAGGTGGCGATGATGACCTTGTTCATGGCGTTGACCGCCAGGTCGGAGAGGGTCGTCACGGTGGCCGTCGCCAGGGCCTCGGCCGGGTCGAAAATACCGCGCCAGTGAATGTCGCCGGTTAGCAGCCGGTACAGCTCGGCGCTGTTCCTCAGCCGCGGTTCCGGCGTCTGGGCATCCGGCGCGCCAAAGATCCAGCCAACGGCCTGGTTTACGTCTTCGCTGGCGTGGCGCATGCCGCTGATCCGCTGCCGGGGCGGGGATCCGCCAAGTTGGACGACGTTTTGCTCAACCAGCGGTGCCAGGCGCCTTTCGACGGCCTGTTCGGCCATGTGTCCGACCATTTGGAGCAGATGTTCTAGTTCCTGGGCGGAAAGCTGGGCAGGCGGGTTTTGATGAGCCGGCGCCGGGGGAGCTGCGGTCGTCGCGGGTACAGGGTGGCCGGCCGCCGTCTGTCCGGAGCTGGTTGTCTCGGGGACAGTGTCGGCCGACGTGGCCTGCGCGTTGGCAGGCGGTGTAGGGGATTGAATTGTCATAGGATTACCTCCAATTGTTGACAATGCCTGTAAAATTCGGCCGTCGGCGGCCGGTGAAAACACGAGGTCGGCGCTTTCGATTTTACGGAAGCGGGTGACGGTCATGGGTTCGCCTTCCTCGCCGCTGCTGGCGAGGACGGGGTAAAAAACGAGTGAGACGCCGATGTCGGGCGTTGGTTGGCCGTTTTGGGCGTCTTTGAGGATCTGCTGCAGGCGGTCGGCGATGGCCTGGGTTTCAGTGGTGGGATAATAGCGCAGGATGCCTTCGGCCGACTGAGTTTCCTCATTCCAGGCGACGCTATGCCAGGAGCCGAATAGATTGCGCAGTGAGCTGATGTCGAATAGGCCGGGATGATCGATGAAGCAGGCCAGGCCGTCAAAGGCGCTGGCTTCTACGGCTTGGCGGATCGCCTGGGCTTCGATGATGAGGTGGCCGGGTTCGTCGAGGGCATTGCGGATACGGCCGGCGGTGATCAGGCGGCCTTTGAATTGGCGTGGCTGACCGTTGCTGCCGATGGTGTCCAGGCGGATTCGGGTGGTGGCGGCGATGGGATGGTTTATGGTTTGGTTCATGGTGGATTCCTGTAGCAGGTCATCGATGGTGTAGGGCGGCGGCCGTTGCTCTTCTTCCTGGCGGCGGCGATCTTCTTCCTCCTGCTGCTGGCGTTCGCGTTCTTCGTTCCATTGTTGGGCTTCGTTGATTAGTGGTTGGAGCCAGAGGGGAATGGTGGTGCCGGCGCGGAGCATCCAAGCGACGTATAGGATCCATTGGTGGCGGTTGTCGTCTGGTATGCCTTGCCAGTTCCAATTGTCGGGCAGGACTTGTTCTGTGGTTGGTTTCCAGTAGCAGCGGCAGTGTTTGTGGACGGGCAGGGTGGGTAGGGCCTCGTCATCGCTGTCGAAGATGAGAGCGACAAAGGGGTCGCAGAGTGGGCAGGGATCGTGGTCGTTAGACCAGGCTACCAGCGCTCCCATTGGGCTCCCCTCTTGTGGTTTTATTGTTCATTGATGTGGACTCCGTTGCTTGATGGCTGCTGTTGGATAGTTGGCGGGCCTGGCTTTGGCGGCCTGGCCGGGCCGGCTTCCTGCAGGATGGCCTCGATTGCCTCGGCCTCCTGGGGTTCGCCGGCGAATTTGAGCACGAGGCTTAGTAGCAGCCGGCGCAGTGTGGGTGATTCGGGATAGTGGTTCTCTAGTTGGTCCAGTACCGCGGCCAGGTCTTTACTGGCGGAAGCCAGGATCTGGTTGTCGCTGCGGGTGATGTCGGGCACGGCGGCGGTGAAGAGTTTCTGGTAGTCGCGTTCGGTCAACTCGGGCCAGCGCTGAGGATAGAGTTGGTGGGCTCGTTGGTAGGCGTGGTAAACGATGTCTTCAAGGACGAAAACGAAATAACGCTGGCGGCGGGTGAGATGGCGTTCGGTTGGCTCCTGCATGGCCTGGGCGGTGGCCAGGTTGACATCGCTGGACTCGCCGCGCCAATGGGGTGGGTAGCCGGTGCCGGCGTCGATCATATTGCGGGCGGCTCTCATGTCGTGCTGGGCGTCGGTGCCGCGCAGGTTGGGCGTCTTGATCTCCCAGCTTTCGCCGTCATCTTTGACGATGACGCTGCCGGGCTCGGGCGGGACCTGGTACTCTTCTTGTTTGGCCTGCACCTTGCTGCTGGGCACGGTCACGAACCAGAGGAAAGCCCGGGCCGCCCAATGTAGGCGGATCCGGCCTTCCAGCATGCGTGAATAACGGAGCAGCCAGGGGATCACGGTCACCAGGTCCGATTCGCCGAACTGAGCGCCCAGGGGGCGGTTGACGGCGTAATGCAGGGCGATGGCCCGGGCGCGTTTGGCCCGGCCATGATTGGGGCTGTACCAGCGTTTGGTCTCGATGGTGGTGGCGTCTATTTGACGGTAGACGAGCTCTTTTTCCCAATCGCCGGCGGCGGTTTCGATCTCGCTGATCTCGTCTTTGGTGAGGAAACGCAGGTAGCTCATGCCGTCGAGGGGATTGCGGAAAAGTAATGGAAAGAGATCTCCGGAGCGGGACAGCTCTTCGCACATCGTTTCCAGCCGGTGATCCAGGCGGTTTTGGGGGTGATGCCAGAATTCGTTGATGAACTGCTGCATGTGGGGATCCGGGCTGGAAATGGAGATTTTAGGACCGACGACGTAATCGGTGGTGATCTGCACCGCCCGCCAGGCCAGCGGATTCTTGCGCCAGGCGGTCAAGGCGTCGATGTAGGTCTGCTGCATGTCGGAGAAGTCGCGGTCATGGGGCGAACGGCCGAAGCCGGTCCAGCCGGGGGAGTCGTCGATGTTTATGCTGATGCTGGCTAGTTGTTTTGCGTGTTCTTCGCCTAATAGGAGCTTCACGAGGAAGCTGGTGAAACGCAGCCTGGCGCCCATTGGTGGATTTTAGCTTAAGTTGTTGTGACTGTCGAGGGTTTTGGGAAGCTTGTGTTTTGGCTGTTTATGTTTAGAAGCGGAGATCTTGGAGGGGATCTTGGGGTCGGATGATGGCGGATTTGGCCTGGCCCATGCGGAGCTTTCCGCGGTGGTACAGTTCGTCGGCGTTGGCGATGAGGGCGGCTGACAGTAGGCGGTCGTCGTGGGTTTCTTCTGTGCCTGTGGGCGTGCTTGTTTTGTGGCTTGCGTGTACTTGCCAGCGTAGATGTTGGTCGAAGCGTCCGTTGGGGGGAAGTTCGTAGCTGCAGGCATTGACTTGTTGCCAGAACCACCAGCCGTCGGTGAGTGGTGTTTCGGCGTCGTCGCTCCAGTATTTGAAGCGGCCTGTCTCGATCAATGAGATGAAGTTGCTTCCGAGAGCTGCCTTTTTGCCGGGTTGTTGGAATGGGAATGTGGTGACTCGTTCGGGATAGATGGCTTGTAGCCAGTCGGCGATGCCTTGGCCGACGCCGGTGGCGTCAACGAACAGATGGGCCGGCTGCCACGTTTCTAGCCAGGCGGTGAGGCGTTTGATTAGGCTTGGTTGGCCTGGTGTGTCTTGGAAGTGGCGGGATCCGTGATCAATGAAGACGTCGAGGGCTAGGTATGTCGGGCCGGGTGCGGTTTGTTGGGGCATGACGGCTTGGAAAATGGTGGCGGCGGTGTAATCGCGGGCGGGGTTGTCTAGTTGGGCGAGTGGGTCGGTGCTGGCCTCGTCCTGACCGCCGATGTCGATGGTGGCGATGTAGACTGCGTCGGGCAGTGGTGTTCTTTGGCGGGCGTGGGTTCCGCGCATGAGGGCTTGGCGTCTGGCGGGGAATAATCCGCCGGCTCCGTCTATGGGTTGCAGGTAATATTCGGAGGCGATGATGGGATGATCTCGTCCGTGGCGGCGTACCTGGGCTTTTAGGAATTGGCCGTAGGCGGGGTTGTCGGCGATGACTTGTTCTGGGCCGATGATGAATACTCGTTGTTTGCCGTCTTTCGCGGTTTCACGTTCTAGCTGCTGTTTTTTGGTCCAGAGTAGGTCGGTGGTTAGTCGGACGGTGCCGATGTAGAGGGCGGTGGCGTTGTTGGCGGCGCGCATGGGGGTGAAGACGGCTTCGATGTGGTTGGGATCTTGTTCCTGCAGCTCGTCTATGACTAGCAGCCAGTGGGCGGTCTCTCCTCGGGCCTGGGCTTGTATGTGGGATGAGAGGAATACGACGGCGGCTTTTCCTAGGATGCGTTTGGTGGGGCGGCTTTGTTTTTTCCATTGGTTGGCGTTCCATTTGTTGTTCAGCCTTTCTTCGAGGCGTTGCAGGCCGCGTCCCAGACCGTCGGCGATGGCGGCGTAAACGATTTGCCCGCCTTTTCTTTGGAACAGGTTGAGCAGATAGACGAGTAGATGAGCGACGGCTTCATTTTTGCCTGATTGGCGGGGAAAGATGATGAGGTATTCGTTGCCTTCGGCGGATAATATGCTAGGTATGATGTGGTTGAGTGGTTTGAGTTGGTAGGGTCTCAGTGGGATTTGGATGACGGCTTTGGAGAAGAGTTCGATTCGGCTGAGGATTAGTTTGGCGGCTGTGGCTATCCTTGACATTTCATAGGAAGTGGCTGGGTCTGCAGTGTTGGAGTTGTAGTAGTAGTTCGTCAAGTTTGCGTTGTTGTTGGGCGAGCTGGATTATTTCCCGGGCTTGCTCGCTTTTGCTTTGCCTGGTGAGATTATCGGGATCTAGTCCGATATTGTAGCATAGCTCGTGGAGTTCCTCCTTGTTGAAGCTGTCTTGGATGCGATTTTGGAGATCGAGGAGGATGTAGTTGGTGAGGGTGTTTAGCTGGGCTTCGACCAGTTGCAGGGTGTTTAAGATGTGGCCGGTGGTGGTGGTGTTGTTTTGGCTTTTGTTTCGGTGTTGTAGGGCCTGTTTGAGTCTTTTTTCGCCGGGCTTGTCGTTCATAGTTCGATATTAAATTCGGCGCTGAGTTCATCTAGGGCTTGGCCGATGGCGCCGGCGATGCCGTCGGCGGTTTCGCCCGAGAGTATGCGTTGGACTCTTAGCAGGCGGGCGATGGTGTTGGCGCCGGAGAGGAGTAATCCGGCGAGTTTGGCGTAATCGGTGGATTCTATTTGTTGGTCGAGTTGCTCTAGTATGCGGCGGGTGGCGATTCTGGTGAGGGCGATCTCGTCTAATAGTGTTGGTGTGGTGGCGTTTACCAGGTCGCTCAGTTCTTTGGTGGTGTATTGGGTGCTATAGAAGCCGTGGGTGCGGCGGTTTTGGTTTCCTGGGGGTGCGCCGGCGCCGCGGTTGCGTTTGGCGTGGGCGGAGCAGGTTGGTGGTTGGCTTCCTTTAAGGGCGTGGGCCTGGCAGGGTTGGTTCTTCCGTGTGAGTTGTGTGCATTTCATGGTGGGTAGTTGTGTCGCTGAGGGCGATGGTGACCAGTATCAGGGTTATGAATAGATAGAGTTTTGTCATGCTGTTTCCTCGGTTGCGTTTGGTTTGCATTATAGCAGGATGTGGGGCGGGCACAAGTTGACGTGTTGGTTGGACTAAGCGTGTTTAGTTAGAGTCTGTTGTTGTTTGGGCGTGGTTTTGGTTGTTTTGGTCGTTGTTTTGGGGCGGTGGTTTTTGGTGTGTCCATTTCGTTTGGGTCCCATATTGGGCTTTACCGTTGTTTGCAGGGCCTGTCCGGGTTGGGTTCATCCTGGTGCTGTTGCGGGGCCTCTGTTGCCTGGCGATCTTTTTTCTGGATTCAATTATCGACGTCCTGGAGCGATTTGGGGATCGGGTTTCGATGTCCTGGAGCGATTTTGTAATGGCGTTTCGATGGGTTTTGGCCGGCCGGCGGCGGTTCTTTTTCTTTGGCGGGGCGGCTCCGATCGGTTTGGTTTTTGCTGGGCTGCTGTTGGTTCGCGCCAGGTCCGGCGATGTTCCGGAACATAAAATAGTGACAGCGGCTGTCCACGTCGAGCGAAGCGTGCGAGGTGGCCGGTCGCTTAGGTGGCGGTTTCAGGGATCGGGGCGCTAGTTCTTCAGCCTGGGCCGCACCGGGGGGTGCTGGAGCCTGCGGCGCAGGCTGATCAGGCGGCTTGGCTTGCGGTCGCGCGTGGCTGGCCTTTGTTGGCCTGGCGTTCTCTTTTTTGCGGCGCGATCCGCACCGGCTGAACGTTTAGCTTCAGTGTTGGCCGAT